TTATTTTTTCATGAAATCATTACAATTATCATCATGAAAAAAAAATATTAATAAATATTAAAATGCCAGATAAAAAAAAAAGAAAAGAAAGACAAAAATCCGAAAATACTGTTTCGAGTAACAATATAAAAAAACTATTAAACATGTTTTCAAATAATGAACTAAAGAAATTCAGTAAAAATGTAGAGAATAATAATACTACAAACAAAAAACTAAAGAAATTCAGTAAAAATGTAGAGAATAAAAATAATAATAAAAGGGCTCGTAAAAATTAATTATACATTTTTTTTTCATGAAACAAAAGAAACTTTCACGAGTTTTTTCTAAAAAGAAAAATTATTCAGTGTATGTAGTGTAGTAAATGCAAAAAAAACCTTTACTTTTTACAGTCAATGGAGAGAGACATTGTGGAACAACTTTCTTGAAAGAAATATTATTATGTAATAATTTAGATGTATTCGATGGATTTAAAAGTGGTGCTATATGTTCAATGTGGAAACATGGATTTGCATCTAACTATTTAAAAAAATTAAATATTTATGGGTGTGTCAATATTTTTATATTTAGAAATATTGAAGATTGGCTTATTTCTATGTTTTTTAATCCATATCATTTATATTATCAAGAAGATTTCAATGAATTTCTTGTATGTTCCCAAAAATCGTGTGCTCATCCTGGTTCAAAAGACGAAATAATAAATATAAGAAATAAGAAAGCAATAAATAAATTTGACGAAGGAAAAAATATATTTGAAATAAGACAAGCAAAGAATAAATCATATATTGATTTTTTTTGTCGTAATGAAAATGTTGTATTAGTTAGTTTAGATTATTTAAAAAATCCAGATAATTGTTTGAAATTTTTAAAAGATTTAAATTCAAAATATAACATTGGTATGGATGAAAATAATTTGGTATGTGAAATACCATATAATGTAAAAACGGGTTTCGAAAACAATAAATCTACACATTATAATTTTAAAATAGATGGGATAGGAAAACTTATTATAGACAGTTTAAAAAATGATGAATATGAAAATTTTATTGACAATCTAACCTATTTGATTAAAACACAATGAAAATATAAAGATACAAGTATATATTTATTTATGGTGGGTCAATTCTACACAGTTAAACACGAATATATACTTGATGGGTTAGATAAACCTCGGGGTTATGTTATAGAACCATTTGCAGGTAAAGGTGATTTATTGGATTGGTTAGGTCGTTGTGATGTTGATGCATATGATATTGATCCCAAAAGAAATAATATTAAAATGAGAGATACTCTTTTAAATCCACCAAATTATGGTGGTCGTTGGGTCATTACAAATCCACCATACCTCGCCAGAAATAAATGTGATGACAAGACTTTGTTTGATATTTATAGAACCAATGATTTATACAAATGTTTTTTACTATCTCTAACAAATCAACAAGAACCTTGTTGTGGTGGTATAATAATCATACCTGTTGGTTTCTTTTTATCAGCAAGGGATGTGGATGTATATTGTAGAAATCAATTTATGTCAAAGTATAAAATTACTAAAGTCAAGTATTTTGAAGAAGTTGTCTTCCCAGATACTAAAACAACAGTCGTGGCTCTTTCTTTTGTAAAGAGCGATCATATATTATATGAACAAAATATTGAATGGGTTAGAATGCCACATAATGAGACCAAAATATTCAACTTCAACTCAAAACATAAGTGGATTGTGGGTGGAGATATATACGATTTAAAAATACCTCGTGGAATTAAGATAAAGCGTGTCATACAAGGTGAGGAAAATACAAATATGACACACTTGACTTTGAATGCATTAGATACATCTCATAAAATTTCATTGGATTTCAAAAAAGGGTATATATACAATGGACTACATTCCAGTAGGACATATGCAACACTTTGTATATCTGGTGTAGAACTTGATGATGAAGAACAAAAAACATTGGCACAGAAATTTAATGAATACATAAATAGGAAAAGACAAGAGACTTGGAGTTTATTCCTTCCACAGTTCAGGGAATATGATAGACGAAGAATACCTTTTACATTAGCATATAATATCATAGGTCATCTTTTAAACGCGAAAAATACAATGTAATTATTTTATAAATATATTGTACAATCGGTATGAAGATCTTTTTTATGACAACACATTGTAGCCAAGGGACTGGATATGGACGTGTTGCAAATAAAATAACAAATTACCTTGCTTCACTTCCAGGTGTTGAAGTTGTATTTTACGCATTTCAAAATTATCCGGGGCAACAAATAAGTGATCGATTTATTGATCCTAAAATTAAATTTTACGATGCTATAAAAATTGATCCAGATTCACCTAAAGGATTTGGGGACAAGGGTATAGTCCCAGCCATTGAGGCTGAGAAACCAGATGTTCTTTTCCTTTATAACGATCTCCCTGTATCTTCTGCTATTTTAGGTTTGATTCCAGATGAGTTGATGCCTCCAAAGAAATACATTTATTTGGATATTGTGTATCCTTGGGAAGACTTGGAGATGTTTCAAATTCTCCGAGACAAAAAAATAGATAAGATATTTGTATTTTTGGAATGCTGGAAAAAGCACATGATTGAAGACCTCAAATTCCCCGAAGAACAAATAGAAGTTATGTATCACGGTGTGGATACTAAACAATTCAAAATCAAAGATTCCGCAGAATGTAAAAAGGAGATGGGCTTTGAGGAAGATGACTTTGTTGTTGTCAATATGAACAGGAATTCTTACCGTAAAATGTGGTCAGTTTGTCTTGAAGCATTTATTGATTTCCTCATTATGAATGATATGAATGAAAAAATCAAATTGTATGCAGGATGTGTTATGAGTGCAGATGATTCCTTTGATATTCCAAAACTTATTTCTAAATTTTGTTTAGAAAAGGGGTTGGATCCAGAGAAGGTATTGAATGGACACATCTTTAAAACATCTACACCAACTATGATGTCAGAGAATGTTATCAATACAATTTACAATATGGGTGATGTTGGTATGAATACTTGTTGCGGTGAAGGTTTTGGTTTGACAACATTGGAACACTTGTTCTTTAACAAACCACAAATTGTTTCTAACGTCCCAGCACTCAAGGAAACACTTGGTGAGAACGCCTTGTATGTAGAACCAAAAACTAAGACATACATGTTCAACTTTGAAAAACACGGTGGTGATATAATGTTGTGCGATCCAAAGGATTTCACTAAATTATTAGATAAAGTCTATAAAGAAAGAACTGTCGTAGAAAATGGAAACAGTTACGTCAAAGAAACATTTACTTGGAAACGTATGAATGATGTTCTTAAAAAACATTTTGGTTCCGATAACTAATAACAACTCATTAAATTTATAGCAATAGTTCGACGACCCGGAACAGAACAATGACGGACATAATGATATGTACATGAAGGAAAAATAATAACTGTTCCCTCACATATATCAGGAACATTTCCAGTATCAAATTCATGCTTACGATGATATTGTGTATATGGAATTGTGTCTGTAATTTCTTTCTGGAAAACGAGAGAACTTTTCTCGTGTTTATCTTCAAGAATATAAACAATAGAAAAACTTGAATAATATGTATTACCCTCTTTATTAATTGGATTGCTCATGTGCGCATGAGATGCTTGAAAATAGTCCTTTTCATAATGAGAATACCAATAGGTTTCAATAAATGTATCTTTGGGAGAAATCTTAAATGAAGAGTGTTGATTTATTTGCTTTAACATTTCTTCCAAAGGCTTCCATACTAAACTTTGTTTATCATCGTCTGTAAGGAAATTATTTTTTTCGGTAAATTTTGAAAATGTCATATCTCTAGGATATTCATCCAATACTTTACTTTCAACAGAAAGTGCATCTATTTTTTTATTACAACGAGCCTTTATTTCTTCGTGGTTAGGAATTTTACTCCAATATATATATTCAGTTGGAAAGGAAACGAAAGGCATTATTCTATAAATAATAAAATTTTATGTTTAAAAAAACATAATTAACCTGTTATTAATAACATTAAAGAGGGACCGACATAATAGCCGAGCAAAAAGAGTAAAAGTAGAGCGAAAATAACCATACCGGCCACAGCAACCCCAGAAAGACTTTTATTTTCCTGAACTTCTTTTGCCATTTTATATATAATTATAAAATAAAATAAATATTCATATAATTTAATGAGTACAGTACACTTTGTTTTAGCACACGGTGCTAAAGCAACATCTGCCAGAAAAACAGCAAGTGTTCCTGAAGATATGATACTAATACACACAACACAACACGGAAGTTTATTAAATTCTTCCTATGTCGAAGAAATGGTAAAAAAACATTTTACAAATCAAACAAGTCTCAATGCATTTCTAAAAAAATTACCAAAAGGATTTGTCGTAAGAAATGGAGGAGAACAATTTATAGATACGGTATTGTATTTTCATGATAAAAACTTTTGGACAGGAGAAATAAAATTACCAGAACAAAGTTTCAAAGATGGTATATTAAAAAAAAATATACCAATATCCATGAATAGAATATCACCAGTGTCATCACCACCAAGAAAAAGTATTTCAACAATACTCGATTCCATTGGAAAAGGCATTGTCATCGTGGCATCATGCAGAGAAGTTAAAAGTGTTCCCGCTGGAACTATATTTGCTTCTACAAAAACAAGTCCTGTTAAAACATTAAAACAAAAAGAGATAGTAAAACAATACAGGGAAATTGAAATGAAAAAAGCACAAAAAAGAAAAAGAACTAAAGGTTTCACCATAAGAAAAAGTCCATCAGATAAAAGACCAAGAAAAAAACAAACAACTTAAACATTAAGACAATTAAATGAATAGGTAAAAATGGAATTTGTTGGATTAACTAGTTCAGTTTTAATATCTGTCATGTTTGTTCCACAAGTTATCCATACTTATAAAACAAAAAATACAACAGGAATTAATTATTCATTTTTATTTCTAAACGCAGCAGCAAGTTCTCTTGGTTTAGTGTATGCTATACATTATAATATAGTGCCAATGATAATAGCAAATACTTCAGCAGGGTTATTTTCAATATCATTATTCTTCATTAAAATGATTACTAATTATGATAATCATTTACCTGTGTAAATTTCTATTCGCTGTATGATATGTCTTACCTCTCAATACATAACTATGCACTCTCGCAAATCCCCACGCCTGAGGGGATGCCCCAGGTCTGTGTCCTGTTCTCCACGCAGAAAGGCCCCTGTCATACACTGTTTTCAGGGTCTTTAAAGGAATTTTTGTCGCTTTAGATATTTCCTTCAAAGACTTTGCATTTGGATATTTAGAATGGAATCTTTTTGTGTACGATGATGTCTTTGTTTTGATATTCTTATCCGTACTAAACTTTTTATATGTTTTTTGCAACATTTTCCTGTATCTCGTCCCAATCGCACTCACTCTATCCAAACCACGAAAATATTTTAAAGGTGCGTAAATAGAACCATACTTTTCACGCAATTTTTTTACTTCTTTGCTTATCCGCGTGTCAGTGATTTTCATTCTCTATTTATTATCTATATTTATTTATGAAATTCAGAACAACTCAAGAACTTAAAAATAAAATAGTATTAATAATATATAAATGAGTGGTGAATTTGTTCGTGCTGTTAGAGAATATACTGCAAAATTAAGAGATGATCCAAATGTATCTGATAATCAAATGGATACATTGATTAATGAATTTAAGGCTAATTACACAGAAGTTAAGAAGGAACCGGAGCCAGAACCAGTGGTTGAACCAGAACCAGAGCCAGTCGTTGAACCAGAACCGGAGCCAGTCGTTGAACCAGAACCAGAGCCAGTCGTTGAACCAGAGCCAGAACCAGTGGTTGAACCAGAGCCAGAACCAGTCGTTGTACCAGAGCCAGAACCAGTGGTTGAACCAGAGCCAGAGCCAGTCGTTGAACCAGAGCCAGAACCAGTCGTTGAACCAGAACCAGAGCCAGTAGTTGAACCAGAACCAGAGCCAGTAGTTGAACCAGAACCAGAGCCAGTCGTTGAACCAGAGCCAGAACAGGTGGTTGAACCAGAACCAGAGCCAGTCGTTGAACCAGAACCAGAGCCAGTCGTT